TTTAGATGTAAGACCAGTAATGACAAAATACTCGCATTTACCTATTGTTGATCCAAGGAGAGAAAATAAAGTAAAATTAAATAAAATGCCTACTTATAACGTAAATACTACATTTAACCCCGGAAATGATACAGCACCCTGGTCCGGTTATGCTTCAAACGTAAATACTGAGTCTGTCTTGAGAAATCAAATATATGCTTTACAAAAGTGCAGTCAAGCTGTTTATGTTCCAAATAGTAATAGTGACTTATATAACTATAAGTTTCAAAATAGCGCACAACAACAATTTAACCAACATGAATTATTATTTAATAACCAATCATTTTCTAGTTTTAACCCTAATCCAAATCAAAATAGTGTTGGTTCGGCGATGTTTATGAATCCAACACGCGTTCAGGTGCGTGATCTAACTAAAGGTAACTAAATGTAACTAAATATAATTTTTATATTTATAGTTTTTATTTATACCAAATTATACATTATATCATTTGGTATAAATAAAATATGTTAATAATATATTAGAATGATTAAACACAAAAATAGTAACAAAAATAAATATAATAAGTCATTTAACAAGACTTTAAATAAAAAAAATGTAAATAAAAAAACTTCAAATATAAGAAAAAATAAATTTAAAGTAGGTGGAAAAACAGTAAAATTAAAAAAATTAAATTGTAGTCCAAAAGATAAAAATGAGATAAATGATTTTAGTTGTTATACAAACAAGTCATTATATAAATTAAGAGATTTATGGAACGCAAGACATCCTGATGCAAAAATAAACTCAAACTCACCAAAAGAAATACATAAGCAATTAAGTGATGTTTTAAAAAAAGTCTGTAATACTGAAGCATGTTGGTTAAATCAAAAGTCTGAATTCGGTTCTGTTAAGGAATCATTAGAAGAATCATTCGCGCCCGAGTCACCAGATGAATGGAAAAAAAATCCAAACGAATGGTTATCTAGTGTCGACATAATGAATGTTATGAAGCAATATGAAAAAGCATATAAGTGCTTTGAATTTATAGGACCTTCTCCTATTGATTTTGACACAAGAAAACTATATGGCGAATGCGTATGGTCTGAATTATGTAATTTTAACTTAGAAGAACAAATTAAAAAGGGTAAAACAAAAATTGGAATAATTTTTAATACTGACCCACATAACAAACCTGGTCAACATTGGATTTCTATGTTTATTAACATTAAAAAGAAAAAAATCTTTTTCTTCGACAGCACAGGAGATAAGCCACCAAAAGAAATAAATGTTTTAGTTGATAGAATTATAAAACAAGGACATAATATGACACCAAAAATAAACTTTAAATATGATAGTAATGAAGGTGTTGAACATCAATATGGAAATACTGAATGTGGAATTTATTCATTATTTTTTATAGTTCATTTATTAGAAGATAAATTTACAGAAAATTATCTTAAGTCTCATATATTAAAAGACCAATATATGGAAAAATTTAGAAAGGTATATTTTAATGACAATTTATAAATTACATTTTACGAAATAAAAAAAATACTGACAAATAAAAACAAATAAATAAAAACAAATAAAAACAAATAAATAAAAATAAATAAAAACAAATAAAAACAAATAAATAAAATAATTAATTAAACAACATAAAAATATATAAATATATACTGTTTAATTTATATATTTATAAATATGAGTTCATTCTTAGATGTTGAAAATATAAATATGTTATGGGATGTTATAGCTGATGAAGAAATATTTAAATACTTACCTAAATCAACTCAACAAAAAATTTCACAAATGTTTATATCTAATATTAGAGGTTTTAATGAAACAGAAAAAATGAAAACTAAAAACCTTGTTGATTTAAATAAAAAATATATTTTATTAATTTTAAATCACATTAAAAATAATTATGGTATTGTTAAACCACAAAAAATTAAAATACATAATGAATTAGTTTATGATAATAATAATAATAATAATAATAATAATAATAATAATAACCAAATAAATAAAAATATAAATAATAATGACATTATTCCGATTACCTTTGAAGAATTACAAATAGAGAGAAAAAATAAGTTTGATAATGATTTGACGCAAAGACAAGCGGATTTTGAAGATTTAATGAATATAAAGGTTCCTGAAAAGGTTGATTTTACCGATAAAAATATAGATAGTCCGATAAAAGAAATGGATAAAATACTTAAAGAAATGGCGGCACAACGTAATTACGATATTGAACAAATAAGTAAAAAATATGATAATAACCAAATTCCAGAAACACAAAAAGTAACAAAAACACAAAACGGATATATTAAAGATGATGCTCCAAATAATAATTTGAATAATAGTAGGTTAAAACATATTCAAACTGAAAATAACGAAATTAATTTAAATAGTGGTGAAAAAAAAGTGTCTTGGGGTGAAAATAATATAATAGGTGAAAATAATATAATAGGTGAAAATAATATTATAGACGATTCAATTGAAGCCGATATATTTAAAAAATTAAAATTAAAAACCAATAATAATAATTTAAAAGAAACAAATAGAATTGAAAAATTAGAAAATAATTTTAGAATATTAAATGGCAAAATAGACTTAATACTAAGCATATTACATACAAAATAATTTTAATTGTAAAATAATATAATCAACAATTTTATTATATTATTTTTAATATTATTTTTTATACTACTAACTGTTTAAATACTTGTTCTCCTTTTTCGTTTGTTTCTAATGAGCCAATTTGTAAAGGAACTATTGAAGGGTCATTTAAAGCGGCTTCATAGCTATCACGATCATAAATAAACAATGTTTTCTTGTCAATTCGTCTATACACATAATTAACTCCATTAATAGTTATCGGTTTACCGACCCATTCAATAGCCTTTTTATTTGCTAGAACCGTTGGGTCATTTTGTTGTTTTGAATATTCCGGAACATAAGCAAATTTATCGTTAGTTGGGTCTCCAAAATTAACACATTTACCGTTTGAGTAAATATAGCAGTCAAATGATGACTCTTTAATTGCATCAGTTAGCTGTGCTGTTAAATTTGCCTTTATTTCGGAAATTTCATAAAGGTATTGATCGCTAGTAAATGGAACCTTTGGCACAGCTTTACTTAAATCTTTTCTTTTTAACTCAATTGCTTCATCCGATTTTAACTGCTCAGGAGAGAAAACCATTAAATAAACAAAAACTTCGACAGTTTGTAATTGTTTGGGTAAATCTTTATGTGAGCAAATACGTCTAGCACGTCCAATAACTTGCTCTAATCGAACAGGATGCCAATATGGGTCTACAATGTGAACGTACCTTGTATTTCTTAAATTAATACCTTCTGAACCTGACGATGTAATCATAAATACTTTAATTATTTCACCCATATTATTATTTCTTGCTATTGTTTTTAGCTGAACCGCAATACTTTCGGGTACATCTTTCCATTCACCATTATAAATATGCCTTATTATTTCTTTTTCTTCAACTGTCTCTGTTCCAGTATATAACGCAAATGTAGGTTTACCTTTATTTTCTTCAGCTATATCTAACTCCCAATTACCTGACATATTTTTTTTAATTTTAAATTGTGTACACCCGTTTTTCTCTAAAACAAGCGATAATAAACCAATTCCTTCTGCTGTTCTAAATTGACTATAAACTAAATGTAATCCTTGATGATCAGGGTCTTGAATATTTTCTAATATATGTAAAAATTTAGGACTATATGTTTGAAGTGCTTCAGGTGTTAAAAAATCATTTGAGTTATTTTTAATATTTATTAAAGCATTTTCAAGTGATTGTTTATAGTCCGAACCCGCTAATTTATCAACTACTTCATCACCTTCAATTTCTCCTTCTCTCTCATCAGAAACATCTTGACCTAACTCTTCTTTTCGTGCTGATTCTAAAAAGCTAACTAAGTCTTGTGAGACGTTTGGCTCTCCTTCTTTTGGAACATTTTTCTTTAAAAATTCTTTTGGCATAGGACGCTCTGGCATAACAAAATTACAAAATAAACGCGAAAATATACGATATGTAGAAGATGACTCTTCATCATCAGAACGTTTTTTTCTTGTTCCACTTTCAAGTTTTCTCTCTTCAACTCTTGCCGATTCATAAATTTTAAACTGATAATCACTCATAGGTATTCTTACAATATGATAATCAACACCTAATTGTTTATTGTATTTAGGTAATAAGTTTTCTTGTGCACTACGGAAATATGACGATAAACCTAATATACGACGTTTTAACGAATCCATATTTTTCAATTTTTTTGTTGAATCATCAATATAATTATTTGAAAATATATCTAAGTTATCAGGCAAACATTTCATATTTGTAACTTTTGTTCCTTCTGGAATAACATCAATGTCATTTCTCCTTAAAATATTTATTATTTTTCTCTCAAAATCGTCATCGCTGGTAAATTCGCTGTCAATTGTCGTTTCACCGGATTCTAATTTTTTAACGTTTGAAACACCTTGATATCCCGATTCTTTTTTAATTTTATTTTTGAAACCAAAAGGATTTCGTGTAATTGTTAAAATTTTACTGGATGGAGAATAATCTAAGTAATCTAACGATTTTTCGCCCAATAACATTTGTTGCAATACTGTTGCGTCTACTTTATTTGTCGTTTTAACGTTAAGAGTAAATTGCCATGTTTTAATGTAACCTCTTAAAATATTAAATAATATGGCGAATTCATTCGGATAGTTAATTACTGGAGTTCCAGATAATAAAACAATTCTCGCATTTTTCGCACCTAAAAGCATATGATATAATCTAAGAGCTAAATTTGTTGGTGTTGATTCACCCATTTGTTCAAAAATATTTTTGGTTTCATCTTCGCTTGGCTTTATATATTTTTCGTCTTCTTTTTTAGTCTTAAGTTTTTTAAGTTTATTGACAATACGACTTATTAAATTATGTGCTTCATCAATGACAACAACTTTATTGTCAAATATATTTTTTGTGTAGTTGGATGTCATTTCACTTAAACGAGATTGTCTTAAACCGTTATAATTAACAAATGTATATTTCTGTTTAATCATTTCGTTAATTTGACCTTCTAATACACGCTTGTCACTATCAGATAAATTTTCATAATTCGATTTTTTTCTGGAATTAATAAAAAACGCTCCGCCTTGCTTTCTTATGTATTCAAGTGGTAAATTTAATACAGCTGATAATGTCTTACTTAGCTCAGGATTATTTGTTGTAGATATCCATTCCCAAAATTGATTTCTCTTATATATTAAATCACCACATTTTTTAAGTTCTTCAATATAGTTGGCACGTAGTGAAGCAGGTGTTAAAATAACAACTTGTTTTGATTCTTTCATTCCTTCAGCAATAGAAATAGATGTGCAAGTTTTACCTGAACCTAAACCGTGATATAAAAGTAACCCTCTGTATGGTGTGTATAAATTAAGATAATCTCTAACTATTTTTTGATGTGTTAATAGAGAGAAATTTGAATTTGATTGACCGATTGAATCACAAGAAATTTCATCTTTATTATTTAGTAATTCTTGACGGTAAGGTTCGAATAAAGAGTTGATGAAATTTACAAATATCTCTCTATTGTTCATATAATAACTAGAAACTTTGATATTAATTGGTGGTGCTCTATGCGGTAAACGTCTAGTTAAATCTGTATCGCCAATTTCAACTATGGTTTCGGGACCAATTGTAGCAATACCTTTTTCAACTTTTTGTGTTTTTCGTTTTTTAGGTTCTGGTGCTTTTACTGGAACAATATCTTGTTCTTTGACTCCTTCTGATTTTGGTTTCATTATAAATTCTTCACCAGAATCTTCACCTTTTGTAGGTTCTTCTTCTAATTGTACAGGTTCATTTGCGATAGTTTTTTCTGTTTCTTTCTCTTTTTCTCTTTCTTCATCAGATTCAATTAATAACATTGGAGTTATTTTTTTTGCTTTCTTTATAGGTTCTTGAGGTATAATTGGTGCTACAGATTGTTTTTCTTCTGCGATCTCAACTTGTTTTTTGGTTGTAACCTTAAGCATTTTACTTTCTGCCATTTTTTTCAATAAAGCTTCCCTATCGAAACCTCTTTTGGTTTCATCAACAATTAAAGGAACTGATGGTTTACCTCTTTCTTCAAATCGAACTTGTTTTTTAATTCCCTGTTTTTTTTCTCCTTCTGCTTCTTCCTCATCTTCTGCTTCTTTTATCTTTTCAGCTTTTATATAACCTATTTTTGTTGGCTTCTCACCTTTAATAACAACAGCTACTCTTTCTCTTTCTTGAACTGTCGGTTTAACCATTAATTTTTGTTTTATTTCTTCTAAATTATTCATTACTTATATAAATTGAATATATAAATTTTACAATTTTTACAATACATAAAGTAAAAATTATAGATTAATGTATTAATTTGTT